AAGTACTGGGAAAGCGCCCAACCGGATACCTTCGAGCCGCCGGAATTCATCCTGGCACTGCGGGAGACCAAGTTACGTTGATTTCGAGAGAAATTCGCCAGCCCGGTGTTTATTTTTAGCCTGGGCTGGTGTAGACTTCGCTCCCGCTAAGCCACTGAGATAAACCTTGTTTCTCGGCGGCTTGCAGTTTACGGGGCGTAGCGCAGCTTGGTAGCGCACTTGCATGGGGTGCAAGGGGTCGTAGGTTCAAATCCTACCGTCCCGACCAGAATTCCCCGAAAAGGCAGACACTTAAAAGGCGTCTGCCTTTTTTCGTTTTGGGCCAACAAAAATACAACCAATAGAAAACCAAAACCCCCTACTCTGCAGCAACCTCTACCCACCGAATTTCATCGTGTCCTGAGTCATAGTTGCTGGTCATTTTTGCGCTGGCATGGCCCGCCAATTGTTGCGGGTCTACTCCCTTATCCCGATAGTTCTTGATGCCCAGCGCCCGGATCTCGTGGAACGTTGGCAGCTCATTTTCAGGCACACCATCGAACAAGCCGGATTCGTCCCTGGCTTCAGCGAATGCCCTGGTAATCATCTGCGGGCGAACCTGCGTCCAGTGATCCATTCCCTCCCGGTCTTTCACTTTACGCTCAGGCCTACGATGCACCAGGTAGGGACTGGCCAGATCGTCACGGCAACGCCGGATAACCTTCTTCAGCTTCGGACCAATACTGATGGCCAAATAGCCGGTGTCGTACTTCTCCGTTTTCTCCTGCACCACGTACAGCTTTCCGTCCCGGATATTGTCGAACTTCATCCGCGACACATCACCCCGGCGTTGCAGCGTGATCAATGCTAGGTCCATGGCATTTTGCGCCCACGCAGGGCACAGCGCGTGAATGGCGTCATACTGTGCCTGGGTGAGCCGCCGGCGGGCTTTCTTTTCTCTGCGCTTCAGCGTGGCCTCGGCAGGGTTATCTGATCGAAGCCCTCGGCTCACTGCCACCCGAAACAGGCCAACAGCCACCTGCCGAATCTGGTTCGCTGACCGCGGCGAATACTTTTCCAGTAGCTCGGCGATGTCCTGCACGCTCACATCCTCGACCGCCACATCACCCATGGCAGCTTCCAGCTTGCGAGCCTGGACCCGGTACATTTCCAGAGTGCTCGGCTTGTATTCCCGCTCCGGGGCGACGTTTTCAAAGAACCATTTGATATGCTGGCTGATCGTCACATTGCCCAACACCTTCGCCACCAGGTCATTCTCTGGCATCAGGTGCGCGTTCAGTTCCTTGGCAGCCGCGATGGCCTGGGCCTTATTCGACCCCATACCGTGGAACTTCCCGGTAACCGGGTGACGGTATTGGTATGACTTGCCACCGTTGTTCGGATACAGGTTCGGTGGCAAAGCTCTGTTCTTCGGTCTGCGTGGCCGTGGACTCATGCTGCCAGCACCCTATTCACCAGCGGGTTATTCGATACCTTGAGTCTATCCAGATCCACATAGTAGATGGTTCCGATACGCTGACCGGGCAGCTCGCCTTCGTCGATGCACTTTTTCAGTGTCTTCATGTCCGGCTCGCTCCCCTTTTCAAAGTACCGAGTCCGGAATTGTGTTGCTTTCATGAGCTTCACTGTTCACCTCCCGCCCGCTCACACTCCGCAATCATCCAATCAATCGCCGCCCGCAACTCCGGCCACTCGTCGGGGTTGATGAGTATCGAGCCGGTATTCACCTGCTCGGCTTTGACGTACTCTCCGCCGCCCTCGTCATCGATGCTGACCGTTGTTGCCATTTCGCTCAGGATCGTTGGGTTATCAGCCGGGTGTACCATGATTTGGGTTGTCCTGATTTTGTAGTCAGTCATCTCCAGGCTCCCCAACTAGTTCGATGATTTTCCGTTGGCAGGGGCTGCCAGGCTCCGGCATCAGACCTGTTTCAATGCAGCCACGGAACACTTTGACCATGGTTTCCAGTTCTTCGATCCGTTCGTTGAGGCCTCGGTTTTCCTGCCGGGCCTGGGACCACTTCAGCTCCGCCTCATCGCGCTGCTTATAGGCAAGGTCACGTTGGCGGAAAGCCACATCACGCTCAATGGCACTCGCTGAGCCGGCCCGGACATACTTCACCGCCTCGGCAGGGTCCATGCCCTCGCCGGGCGCTGGATCATCGCACCAGACCATGCAGGGCGCTCCGTCTAGGTCCTCGCCCTTGATGAGATAGATTGTCTCTGGTGTATTGGTCACTTCTCACCTCCCGCCCGCTCGGCTTCGTCGGCTTGTTGGCGGAGGCGTTTGGCAGATTTTTCGACGTAGGTATATACCTCTTTCATTCCAGCTATCACGTATTCATCGAGATCCCCGAACGGCTCCAGCGGGTATTGCTCTTTGATTGAATCGCGCAAAGCCTCCACCGCCTCGGCCTGCTTGTGGAGAACGTACGCCTTCCCAAAATTGACCGCGAACTTGCGCTCTGCGCCCAAAATCTCGCTTATCTGTTGCCGCAACGCCTCTATCTCGGATTGGGCGGCAATGAGAATTTCCGCAGGGTCAGCATCACACTTTGCGCATCGGCAAAATTTCCCGCCATTGAATGTTCGCCACTTGGGATGTTCGCATTCACTCATCGCCTTTGCCCTCCTGCTCCAACTCGCACAGCAGCGGCACACCATAGAGCCGCATCGTATCGGCCCGTCCACCTGGCCAGTTGATTTCCCGGGCACAGTCTTCGCAGTAGTAGGCCTCGGTGGACTTGTTAAACCACATGGCGCCGGGCTTCTGGCAGGCGGTGACGTTGCACCGTCCGCCTTTCTTGCCTTTGTCTGGATGGTTTTTACTCATCGCCAGAGCCCTCTTTCTGCTGCCCAGTCTTGGCAACCCGGAAAAACTTCTGTGTGCGCTTCCAAGGTCCTGGGTGAAACCGGGATTTCAGCTCGTTGCGCGTATATCCGCAGGCCAAAACCTCGCCTGGGAACCCCCGGCGTACAGCCACGAAGTAGCCTCTATCTCCTTTAATTATTGCTTTCGCTGCCATTTGACAGGCGGTAATAATTGAATCCGCTTGGTCGGATGGTTTGGCTCTGCGGATATACAGCATCCCCTGCGTGTATCGTAATTGGCTCACGACTCGCCCTCCTGTCCGGTTGGTGGTTGTGTTGCTGCGCGCAAATCTCGCCACAAATCCCATAGATCCGAAGGGATTGGATCTTCGTGCTCGTCATCCAGATCAGAGTAGATCTCGCTCATTATCTGCATGAATTTAACCTTCCACCCATCAGCCTGGGGCGTGGTGGGGGTGGTGATCTGGCCCAGAACGTGCCCGATACGACACAAGGAGCCGTAGTTCTTGGGGCTATTGGCGTCGCAAACGATGATGTCGTAGGCATCCTGCAATGCTTGTCGATATTCCTAAGGCACGGCGGGCTGGGGCTGGGTGTTAAGCAACTCCGCCACATACCCGCGAACCTCACACCAGGTAACATCATCGGCGCCAAATCCCTGCCGGTTCCATTCTTTGAACTTCCGGTATAGCTTGCTGACGATAGGATCAACTGCTGGGTCGCTCCACTTAACTGCGTCAGCACCCCGGCCACCCTGAGCGCGGGCGGCTTTAAGTTCTGCCCTTAAGTGGGCATTCATGCCCTCAAGGTAAGCCGTGTGTTCGCTATCACCATGCAACCATTGAACGCGCCCATGCTCGTCTACAGCGGCCAGTTTCTCGTCTTTACGCACAAGCACCCCGCAAACATCGCCGCCCAGCTGGCGGACTTTGGATTCTGCGATTGGTTTTAGTTTCGGGCCTGCATTTGACCGAGCGTTCCACTTACTTGCCGCGTCATCTTCGTCAAATTCGTATGAATGGTTCGCTGTAAAGCCAGCAGCGCACCCTTGGCACTCAACATACGGATATTGATCGCCCATCATTTCGGCTTCGCCACCACAGAATGGGCAGGGTTTTAGTTCGATGTTCATTCCACACGCTCCGGCGTCATAAGGTCTGCGATCCGCAACTTCAAAATCCCGAGATAGGTCTGCATTGCGTGGTACTGGGCAACCAGCATTTCGCGCTGAAAATCCGGCAATTCCTCATGCCTTCGGGATGCAATGAACTTGCACAGCTTGTCTGTCTTTGCTTCAAGCGCGTCACGCTCTCTATGCAGCCTCTGGATAACGTCAATCACACCTCACCCCCAAACACCGTAAACCGGCACTGCTTTGAATCCAGCGCTGCCTTCAATCCAGCGCGATCTGCAAACGTAATCACCAGCGCGTTCTCGTAGTTGTCCTTGTCGGTTATATCCCCAGCCAGCGCCACAACGCCCTTAACCCTTTTGCTGGCATCAGCAATATGGTTTGGCTGAGTATTCAGTTTCTCGTTCTGAACCTTGATTCGCTCCTGAGCCACCTGAAGCTCCTGAACGATTTGCTCTATGGTCATAGGCTGGCCATCTTTCAGAATTGCAGCTCCATCGCCGCAAATTCCCTGGCTGTATTCGTGGCCCACCACACCGGCTTCATTTGCGTCACCGCAGGTGCCCCTAGCATTCCAGCCCATGCGCACCAGCTCGATGCCCTCGAAGCTGAGCCCGGCTGTGCCGAGGTGCTTCTGTGCGTACTCTTCAAACGTCATTGCCATGCTTCTTCTCCCATTCGTTCAGCTTCTTCCGCTGATTCCGCACCTGTGCCCGAAGCCTTTTGTTCTCGCGCACGTAGTAGTCTTTCCGGTCACGCAGTTTGTTCAGGCGCTCCAGTAGGGCACTGCATTTGTCGCAGCTCACCCTTTCATCCTCCGCACCGTCTCTACCTTCCTCGCCTCAAGCCCTTTAGCGGTGATCATCCACTTGTCGCCGTACTCAATCAGGCCGGCGTCCTCGGCTTCATCCAGCGCCCGGTTCAGTCGTGTCGCTGTCCAGCATTCCCGGCTGGCGGGATCATCCATCGCGCCGTGATAGCGCTGCTTCAGATCGAACCAGTCTTGCGGCCTGTCGATTCCACGGTGGTTCTCAAACAGCCGCAGCAGCGTGAACACGTCCGGGGACAGGGGCTTTTCGATCAGCTCTTGCTGGCTCATGCCGCACCCCCGATCGCATCCTGCTTATCCAGCGGCCGACTGCTCACGATCCGGCTTGCTTTCAGCCGCCGGCCAGCGACCACCATCGGAATCATGGCCCTGGCTTCACGGAAGCCGGCTTGCTCCGCCTGGCTCTCGCTGGTGGCCCGGACATAAACCGAGCGGGTGGCAACGATCTTGCGGTTACCTTGGGCTCGGTAGCCCACCAACACCATGTAAGGCCATGGCCGCGATGGATCGGAGCGCAACGGGTGGTCTGCCGATAGGCTGTTAATGTTCACGCTGCCTTCTCCTCATATCCGCGGTAACACTCCGCCCCTGCAGGCTTATCAAACGGGCAGTTGCACTCCGGGTAGTTGCAGGCCCGGCTGGCGGGTTTCTTCAGATCTGCGTACACCAGGTCAAGCAAATACTCTGTCTGATCGTCGTACCCCTGCCTGCTGGCGGCCTTGGCAATGCTGTGGCGCTCAGCACTGGTGAGCTCCATGCGGTATTCCTGCACGTCCAGCTGTTTGTTTTTCTCCCGCTGGCGGCGCTTTCGTTCGGCTGGAGTCAGCGCCATCAGGCTGCCTCCTGAACCGCGCGGATAATGCGCTTGACCGGCTCGGGGCATACCGCATTACCCAGTAGATGCACTGCCAACCGGTGGTTATCTGGCAGCTGGTAGTTGCTGGGGAACGACATGGCATCCCGGCATTCAAAGCTGGTCAGCATCCGCATTTTGTCGCCATCGACTACTGCCCAGCGGTCACGGGTTGTGATTGTGCCGATTGGCCGGTCCAGGCTGCGGCCGGTTTTTGTATTGGTGTAGTAGGACATCAGGAAACGGTCGCCGTGGGCGGCGCGTCCTGCTTTGGCCCGGTTGAGCGTCGACTGTGCCCGCCCCGGTTTCTCAATGGGCTGCCAGTTGCCAGCGCTGAAGTCGACAAAGCTGCTGGCCGGCTTGTGTGGGAGCTTTGGCAGGCACAATTTCAGCGGCGTCTGGCTGCGGGTGAGCACAAGGAACATTCTAATCCGGTTTTGTGGTGCCCCCAGATCGGCGGCATCGACAATGTGCGGACTTACCGAGTAACCCAAGGCATTCATGGCCAGCTCCCATGGGCGATATAGCTGCCAATCCAGAAATTCCGGCACGTTCTCGACAATGGCCGCTTCTGGCCGGTGATACTCAGCTGCCGATACAACGGCCCATGCTGTAGATCTGCTGGCATCGTGCTGCGGATTGCCCTTCGCTCTACCCCGAGCCTTGCTATGGCCTTGGCAACAGGGAGAGGCCAACATCAAGTCATGCGCCGGAACCTGTGACCAATCCGCCTGATGCAGATCTTGGCAAAGGTGCTGGGTCTCCGGGTGGTTCTTGGCATGCCATTCGACCGCATCCGGCCAATGGTTTGCTGCCCATACCACCTCGCATCCGGCCAATGCCGCACCAGTAGAGAAGCCACCAGCACCTGCGAACAGGTCGATTACTTTCATTCTTCTACCTCGACTTCTTTCAGGTGCTCCAGCCACACATCCCATTCCTCTGGCTGTAACCAGGTGCCGTCTTTCAGCACTGCGCACCCGCTGGAGTGGATGTAGGCCAGCCCTGCCCTCTCAATCAGTTCGATGATTTCTTCTGCCGACTTCATGCTGCTAATGCCTCGCTCGAAACGCTGTATGCAGTTACCCCTTCCCCGAACAGATCTTTGCCGCACGGGACAAGGGCGCCTTTCTTAACCAGGGCCCTAAGAGTTAACTGGTTCACCTGGGTGCCATCGACCATGTAGGCCTTACCGCTGGCATCGACATTGATGCTCTGCCCGGTCGCCTGCATGTGCTGCAACACTTTGATCTGGGGGGGGGTATAGCTGCTCATCACGCCACCTCGCCCACGTATGCTTCCTGAATGGCTTTGAAGGCCTGCAGGTCTTCCGGCTTCTGGATGGCAAACCGAGCCCCGCGCCATGCCAGGAACACCTCGTCTGCCTCGATCACCAGGCTGCTGCCATTCGGGATCTCGTGCTGAAGCCGGCGGGCCATTTCCCAGGAATTAAGCTGGGCAGGTGTTGCGTCACTTTCTGCTTTCCGTGACGTGTCAAGAATGGCCTGCTCCCAGTCCGACGCAACGGTTACCTTTTCGTCGGCTGGATCTTCAGTGGCAGCGGGATCAGGTGCCGCATCTTTCTTGCCCAGGTCACTGGCACCTTCCAGCCGCTCGCGGCCCTTTTGGGTCAGCGCCCAGTACCCATTCGAGCGCTTGTGAATCAGCCCGGCGCTGCGCATGTTGCCCAGAAAGCCCGATGCAAAAGCTCTGTCCGACCAATCCGGAAAGGCTTCCATCAGCGCCTTGGTTGAGCGCTCGGCTTCTTTGAGCGCGCCGAGTACGTCCAGAACGTCAGCCATGGCTTGAGTCCTCCGTGGATTCACGTTCGATCTGTTGCAGCAGCTCGTTGGAATTCCGCACGGCTGCCTGGTAAGTGTTCAGGGGTGCCGACGCCATCATGGCCAGCCCGGTCAGGTCTTTGAGCACCTGGTAAAGCTCGTCTGCGTACCGAACCTTGGCGGTTTCAGCCCGCAGCGGGATAACGCACCCACCTGCCCGATCAGCGCAGAAGTCAGCCGGGGTTTTACCGATAAACGCACCGGCCACCCGCCCTTCATGTATCCATGCCCATGCATCAGCCACGACGCTTTCCCTCCCGCTTCTTCAGGTGGACTTCCTCCCGGTCGATGGTCACCGACTTGGGCGCGATGATTCCCATGCGGGCCGTGTTGCCGCTGTTGTGGATCATCACCACCTTGATTTCCGGCCCACCCTCCGGGGTGATCACCAGCGCTTCGCCGTCCTTCCTGGTAACTACCAGCATCAGAGTTCCTCCCAGCGCTCAGCGCCGTCGTAATCGTTGCCGCCCTTGGCGATCCACTTGCTTCCGTTGTCGTCGATGGCCACGCAGCCAGGCATCCATCCGCCCGGGTTATCCAGGTGCCGGGTCCAGCCGCCCACCTCACTGTTGCAGACGATGGTGTAGCCGCCTTTGTAGCCGCGCTCCGCGAGAAATTCTTTGATCTGCTCTTTCAAGCTTTTCATGCCGCCCCCGGGCCCGGCTGATTGATTTGCCGCAGCCGCACAGGAAAGCGGACCACATTCTTTTCCCTGGGCACCACCTTGTAAGTGCGATTGGCGCCCAGGCGAATCTCGCATCCCAGCTCAGTTGCCAGCTGGCGGAGTGCAGGATCCAGCTTTGCCAGGGTCAGGTTTTCCGGAAATTCCACAGTTACAGCTGCCATGATCTGCTCCTTATGCGTAGATGCCGCGAATGGCCGTGCGGCCGATGGTGTTCTGGGTAACGGGAGGACGCCCGCCGCTGATTGGCGTGGGCCGGCTGCGCATCGCGGGCAGCATGGCGAAAGCCATCAGCGCCCAAGCCAACATCCGGGCCCGGAACAGGCCCTGCATCCAGCCCTGGGAAATCAGGTCTACCCTGCTGTGCGCGTGAAACTGGTCTTTGGCCTCGTCGAGGTGCCAGTTAACGGTGTCCGGTGAGATATCTAGTAAGCGGCCAATCTCTTTGGCGCTCATGCCCCGAGCCGCCAGCATGACGACTTCGGCTCGACGAGGCGGAAGCAGTGTTTCGTCCGCCAGCTCAACGATCATTCGGGGGTAATGCGGTTTCTGTCTGCGGCCCATGGTGTTGTCTCCCTGATCAACGACTATGGATACAGCGTATACAAAACGTATCCTTTGCGTCAATACATTTTGTATCCTTTTGGCGGAATTTCCGCAGAGTCCAGAAATAGGCTATGGTTCCGCCCTCACGAAACAAGGAGACCGTCACATTGAAAGCAGTAGTGAATACCCTTCTCGCCCTGGTGCTAATCATCAGCGCCGGTACGGTACAGGCAGAGCTCGTCAAGAAATCGAAATCAGGAATCTGCCACCCACCCGCCAGCTCCTACTACGAACGCACAAAGAACTACCAGGCTTTCGATTCGGTTCACGCCTGCATCCAGTCAGGCGGGCGCCTGCCAAAGAACATGAGCAACTTTCGGCCGATAGCCAAGGCGGAAACTTCCGCCAGACCTACCGCCAGCAGTGGTTATGAGAGAAGCAAGTTTGGGCATGGCTGGGATGATGCAGATGGAGACTGCCAGGATAGCCGCGCTGAAGCGTTGATCACTGCTTCAACGACGACCGTAAGGTTTGCGGACGAACGCCGCTGCAGAGTGGTTACCGGCCGCTGGATCAGCATGTTTACAGGAAACGTGATACAGAACGCAGGCGATATCGATATCGACCATGTGGTGCCCCTGAAGTGGGCCTGGGATCACGGTGCCAGCTCCTGGACGAAGGAAAAGCGGGAGAAATTCGCAAACGATCCGGTAAACCTGATACCGGTAGAGGCCAGCCTGAACCGTAGCAAAGGCGCCCAGGGCCCAGAAAGCTGGTTACCGCCCTCCGGCAAATGCCAGTATGTCAGTCGATTTGTGAGGATAGTGAGGGTCTACGGCCTGCAGCCAGATCAGGACAAGCTCAACCGTTACAAGCAGCAGCTTGCGGACTATTGCGGATAAGGAAAAGGGCGCCCGGAGGCGCGGCAATCATGCTTCGTAAAACTGTTGAAAGTCGCTAAATTTGATAGCCTGAGCAACTTGACCAATGATGGCTTGCTCTTCCTCAGCCTTTTCCTTGTGTGTTCTATCGTCAAGGATGAAAAGTGTCTCTATGCCCTCGATATTCTCACGGCTCAAAAGTAGCGCTTTGCGGAGCTTTGAATTAACTGACTGAGCGATCGGCTTAACTGCATCTACGTAGGTGCGGCCCCATAGGAAATCAAAGTGCAGATCTGAGCCATTTACTACGATAGTTGGCGACCTCTCTAGTATCCGACTGGGCGCCTTGGCTCGCAGCAGCATTTCAATCTCTGCAGCAAAGGTAAATTCTTGATCCGCCTCTTGGTACTTGTCGGTCTCCCACTGCGCCAAAGCACTCAAAAGTCTGAGTAAACGATCTGACCATGCCGGAAGTTGGCCTTTGTCGAAGATAGCGGAAAAGCTGCCGTCATCTTCCATCGTAAAGCCGTATTGTGTGGCGATATTATTTAATCCGCGCCAGTTCCTTTTGTCATCCAAGGCGAAACCGCTAGAACGAAGAGCAAACATCGTGATGCCATCGTCCGTCATTTCATATAATTCACCGCGATCGACAAGGTAGAAATCCAACGGCTTTCCTTGCGCTAACGTCAAAGGAGTGCTGACGTAGAGCATTTTGTGGCCATTGAATTCTAAGGGGGCGCAGTGCCAGCCCGCTTGCCTGAAAAAAATGTCGCAGTTCATATTAATG